AGAAATTACAATATTAAATATGATTACACGTATCGCATGTGTTTCTCTTTATTGTCTGTATTCACTCGAGCATGGTGAACCTGTTAGCACATCCCATATCAAACTTGAAAATTTTAGGAGATCGTATACATATGAATAACGCACAAATAGCTGCTGCTCTTAACGTCTCTCCAGATGCAGAAAGGCGAGTGTCCCTTATTCTAGATAATGTTCAGAAAGGCTCAGACACAGTTTTAACCGCTCCCTATGCTAAGGAAAAGACAGTGGATGAAATTTTATCAGGTCTAGATAGAATATACAATGATAATTTATCGAAGTGTAACGAAGTACTCAAGGATCTAGAAGATTCAAATCGTTCCAAATTTGGTCCCATGTCTATTGCTAAGGATTGGGAGGAACGGAAGGAGACGTTGTATGATTCATTTGGTGAAGAACTAACAAGCAAGACTTTTAAGCCATTCTTGCTAACAACTCCTCAACGTTTAAGACCTATTAGCGTAACTAGTGCCGTAGGCTATCTCAAGAATAATTCAAATAGCGGTCTTCCGGACGTGACAAAGAAGAAGAATGTAAAAGAAAGTCTTAATGGTTATACATTAGATGATCTCGCTAGTATAATTCAGTCTTATCTTTACGAAGGTAAGGTTATTAAAGAGTTAGCTTGTCTGTTGTTTACTAGAACTCAAGAGAATAGTAAGACAAGAAATGTTTGGGGTTTCTCAATATTCGCCACAGTCTTTGAGATGATATTCTATAGACCCATTCTAGACATACAATCTAAACAATCATGGCGCGCTGCTTTACGTAAGCCAGATGATGTATCTGCTGGCATAACAAAATTAATTGATTACTCTATTGAGAAAGATTTAGAAGTCCTTTCTATAGACTTTTCTCGTTATGACAATTCGGTGAAATATAGACTCATAACTAGTGCTTTTGAGACTATATCGCTTGCTTTTCAAAATAAGTATAAATATCACTTCAATATGATAAAAGACTTCTTTATAAATTGCCCAATTGTTACACCTGATGGTATTCTCCAGGGCCAACACGGAGTGCCAAGTGGTTCTACATTCACGAATGAGGTTGACTCAATCGTGCAATACGGTATTGCCTTAGAATCTGATGCTGTATGTGAGTTGTCCCTTGCGCAAGTGCAAGGTGATGATGGAGTATATTCGTGCCTTAACTCAAAACTCCTAATCGAACATTTTAAATCTTATGGGCTAAATGTTAATGATGATAAAAGCTACATTGCTAAGAACTGGGCTATATTCTTACAGTCTCTCTTCCATACAGACTATAGGGATGAAAA